GTGTTCAAGATTTGGCTTGCGTTGCTGGATCCTGTGAAATAAGTGATTTTGGTACCGTTAAAGCGGTATAATGTATAAGAGGTCCCTATGTCTTATACTGATTTAATTTTACAAGATTCACCAGTCTCCGTATGGAGTTTAAGTGAATCTAGTGGAACTTCTGCACAAAATGATGGTTTTCTATTAGGAGACTCATATAATGGTACCTATCTAGGCTCTAGTGGAGCAAATGTAAAAAGAATTAAGGTACCACTTGTCTATGGTGGTGGACAGTGCATAAAGCTAATAGGAAATAATGTACCATCTTTTAAGATTCCATCTTTAGGTAAAATGTCTTCTGCAAATAGACAGTACGCATCAACCCTAGAATTTTGGCTTAAAATAACAAACTCTATAAAAGATGAAAGAGTAATTGTTAGAAAACCAAACAGTGCTACAGGTCTTTATATTAAAGATAACTATTTAATTTTTAGGGTTGGGGATCAAGATACAGTAGCAACTTCATTGCCAGTAGATACCTTTAATAAGCCACTTCATATTGCAATGACATATACTCCAAAAGGAATTAGTCTTTTTGTAAATGGTGTTGAATCTTCAATTCCAGTATCAAATTTAAGATATTTTACAAAAACATATAACTCTGCTGACGAGTATTTTGAGTTTTTTGGAAGCTCATCTTTAGGAATTTATATAGATAGTATTGCAATTTATGGTTATCCATTTACTTCAATAATAGCTAAAAGACACTTTATATATGGAGTAGGATATGACATTTCTAAATTTGTAATATCTTCAAAAGCTGGAACAATGTATTCAATGCACATGGAAAACACTTCTAAGTTTTATTCTCTATCCTATAACAGCCCCTCATCCTGGAGTAATAATTTAGTAATTGAAAATAATACTTTAGAAATTCAAAAAGACGGATATTTAACAACAAATAATTATTCAACAATAGAGCATGTTACTTTTTCAGATGTTAATTATGAAACCATGTACGGTTCGACTAATGGAGAAATATCTTTTCCTCATGGAACTTCTTTATATGTATCAGATAAAGTTGGATCTTTTCCAAATGGAATGGTATCTAAACTTGACTTTACAGGAACCACTTGGACAACAAAACAATTATTGTTTAGAATAGATTCGTCAACAAATGCAGGACTATCTGTATATGCTGAAAAAATTGGATCAGATTATAAGATTTATTATTCAACAGAATATGTAGATGGAACTAAAAAACAAGATAACGATACCATATTATTATCAACTGCTACAGAAATAACTGGAAAAGTTTATTTAGGTTTTTATGAATCAAATAATATTTTAAGTTTATTTCTGTATACTCCTTCAAATCAGTATACAGAAACCGATACAACTTTAGAGCTACCATTAATTTCTTCATCTATATCATTTGGTGCAGAAGGAATTAGTCTTTTTGCAAATACCGAAATTTTTCCATCAAGTGAAACTGAAACTAATAGGTTTACTGGAAAATTAAATTTAATTGGTGCCTTAAAAGATACAACATCTATTCCAAGCAATTTTACTGAATTAGAAAACTATGATTACAACTATAAAATAACTCCAAGCAAAGAAAAAAGATTACTTAGATATACAAAAGGTAAGGCTAAGTTCTATCTTGGAACAAACTTTTTAGGAACCACAAACGTGTTGCCACACAGAATAGATTTGGGTTATGGAGAGGTTGAGGGAGATAGTTTTGTTAAAGTAGAAGCCACTGTATATAATGAAACATCAGAAATTTTACCAGCCCAAGAAATTTTAAATGGAGATCCTATAAAAGGTCTAGTTGGTCAAGAAATTACAGATAATGTTATTAGGTTTGATATAACCATGGAATCTGATGACTATGAGATCTATCCTCCAACCCTACAATATTTTAATCTTAATGTATTTAACTCAACAAATTCATCTATTGAAATGAAGTCAGACATAGGTACTCAAAATATAACAATTACACCAAAGTCTGGAAAAGATTTATATTTACCAGAGGTTAGAAAAACACCCTCCATGTACTATGGAAATACAACTGGTTTAAAAATTGGTGATCAGTACGGAACAATAAATTATTCAGCAAAAGCTATTGGTACAGAATCAACTGAGGGAATTAGTACAATTATCTTTACAGCAAAACCAATAACAAGTCCCGAAACTAATGAGCATAGATTTATTTACTCAAATCCAGTAATAATTAGACAGACATCTGGTACAGTTGCAATTGCAGGTACTGGAATTACGGGTACTGTTTATATAAATGGATTGGCAACAACGAGTGCAGAAACAAATGAATGGAATCACTATACTATTGTTTTAGACAACCCAATTCCAATTAATACTCTTACTGGAACACCTATTGAAATAGGTAACTCTTCATCAACAACAGGAACATTTTATATTGATAATTTGTGTTTCTTAGAATCTAAACTAACAGCAACACAAGCATTAAAGTATTATAATTTGTTTTACTCTTCCTACTCAGAGTCAGTAAAAGATTCTACTGTTCTTAATATTAATTTCTATGATAAAGAGGTAAGACACGATAACATAGAATATGAACTTCTTCCAGATCAAAATTCAATAAAGGCAACAGTATCTTTGGCAGCTACCGAAAACTATACTTTAACTGCAAACGCAATAAATTATTCAAACGATATAGATCTTATTGAAATTGATAGTATTAGTTCTGATACCATTGCTTCAGTTACGGTATTATTAGCAAATCAAACATCTTCAGCAGACAGAGGTGTATACTCAATATCCTTTTCTAGTGGAGTTGCTACATTTACCCCCAATACTTCATTAGAGGCAGCAGATATAGCAACTGGAGATTTAATATATGTTCAATATGGTGATGAAAATGGAAAAGAGTTTTTACAAAAACAATCAGATGGAACCTATGATCAAGTTTTTATGACAAATAAAATAGTTTCATATAAAGAAACAGACTTAGTTAATTCAGATTAATTATTTGATAAACAGTAGCCATAAGATCTAAAAAATGGTATCATTGTGGTATGTCAAAACCTAAAAACAAAGTGCAAGCTGTACAGAGTAGTGCAGAATATGGAATTTATGTGTGGGAGTTACCTAATGGAACTCACTTTCAAGACGATCAGGGTAATACTTTAAATGTTCCTGCTCGCAAATATGATATTACAAAGATGAAACAATTAGCAGATGCTGCATCATACTGGGGAAAGCCAGAAGGAAAAGCAGTATTTATGCCAGGAGTTGGTAGAGCATCTGAAACACAATCCAGAGAAGACATTGATAGAATGGCTGAAGGATTAACACCTTACGGTGATACAGATAACTGGAAAGAGGTATTCCATAATGCAAGAAATGCATGAAATTAACGGTAGAGATATCGGAATGGACAGCGTTGCTAAGTCCAACTCTTTAATTGGAAACAATGAAGTAGATGATTTTGCAAAGAATCCAAACGAGCTTATGAAGCTATCTGGATTAGGTCACAATTTTAAAAGAAATGCTAAAAGAAAACTTGAAAAAGCAGATCAAAACTCTTTAAATGGTGATGATTCAGAATCCAAGCAGCTTGTACCAGATAAGTACGGGTATGGTCTTTTTGATGTTGTTGAGCCACCATATAACTTAATTTCACTTTCTAAAATTTATGAAGTTTCTGCTGCAAACTTTGCTGCAATTAATGCAAAGGTAGCAAACATTGTTGGTCTAGGTTATAGTTTAGATCCAACACTTCAAGTATTACAGATGCTTGAAGAAACAACGGATTCAGATCAGCTTGCTAGAAAAAGACGTAAGCTTGATAGAACAAAACTTGAAATAGAAGAATGGTTAGAATCAAGAAATGATGAAGATACTTTTACTGCAACTCTTGTAAAAGCCTATATTGATAAAGAAGCAACTGGAAATGGATACCTAGAAATTGGTCGAAAGGTAACAGGAGAAATTGGTTACATTGGTCATATTCCATCAGCAACTGTTAGAATTCGTAGACTTCGTGATGGTTTTGTTCAAATCGTAAATGGCAAGTCAGTATTCTTTAGAAACTTTCAAGATCTATCTCAGCCAAACCCAATTGGTGTAGATGGTCGTCCAAATGAAATTATTCATCTAAAGTCATACACCCCAACCAATACTTATTACGGAATTCCTCCAATTGTTGCAGCAAAAAATGCAATGGCAGGTACTGAATTTGCATCTAGATTTAACCTTGAATACTTTGAAAATAAAGCAACCCCACGCTATATTTTCTGGATTAAGGGAGCAAAACTTTCAAAAGATGCTGAAGCAAAGTTATTTGAATTCTTCCAAAATAACCTTCGTGGACAATCTCATAGAACACTTGTTATCCCAATTCCTGGTGATGAAAATGGTCAAAAAATTGATGTTAAGATGGAAGCTGTTGAAAACGGAATCCAAGATTCTTCGTTTAATAACTACAGAAAAACCAATTTAAGCGAGATCTTAATGTCACATAGAGTACCAATTTCAAAGGTTGGCACAGCAGAAAACATTTCTCTTGCTAATGCTCGTGAGGCAGATAGAACCTTTAAAGATCAGGTATGTCGTCCAGAACAAGACACTCTAGAGAAGTCTGTAAACAGAATTGTTTCAGAGAAAACAGATATGTTTAAGCTTAAATTTAATGAACTTACCCTTACAGATGAAGATACTCAATCAAAGATTGATGAGCGTTATCTAAGAATGGGAGTCTATTTACCTAATGAAGTTAGATCAAGAAAAGGTATGACAGCACTGCCATCTGGGGACCAACCAGTTCAATTAACAGCACAAGGTCAAGCAGAACAAAGAACTCAGGCTAGTGGAAATAGACTAAGAGATCAACAAAGAGATGCTAATGCTGCAGACAGCGGAACAGGTGCTAGAGTACCTCAAGGTGAAGGTAGACAACAAGCATAACACTATAATAACAAATATGTTATATAATTAGAATTGTTATGGTAGATTTACAAAAGGCATCCCTTACTACTAATGGTAATCAAGTTACTCTTACCATGCCTATCTCAAAGGTAGATGTAGAAAAAAGAATTGTGTCTGGATTTGCAACCCTTGATAACATTGACCGCCAAGGTGATCGTGTTACAGCAGAAGCTTCACGCAGGGCATTTGAAAATTTTAGAGGCAATGTACGCCTTATGCACCAGCCAATTCCAGCAGGTAAAGTTGTAAACTTTCGCACCGAAACATTCTTTGATCCAAATACAAACAAGCAATATAGTGGTGTTTATGTAGATACTTATGTTTCCAAAGGTGCACAAGAAGTATGGGAAATGGTTCTTGATGGAACCCTTACAGGATTTTCAATTGGTGGAAATGTAAAAGACTCAGAAAGCGTTCTTGATGGAGAATCAAAGAACAGTGTAAGAATTATTAAAGACTATGATTTAGTAGAACTATCATTAGTTGATTCACCTGCAAACAACCTAGCAAATATTTTTTCAATTCAAAAAACAGACAATGGAGACATTGCAACAGGAATTTTTAACAAGTCAAATATCCAAAACGTATTCTGGTGTGAGGTTGACGAACTAGCTTATGTTGATGAAAACGAATCACATAAGTGTGCAAATTGCGACTCAGACTTAACTTCAATTGGATGGATTGACGAAGTATCAAAAGAAGATGTAACAAAAGCAGTCTTTGCATTGCTTCAAAAATCAAATGATAATACTGTTACCAATGAAGATACTCCAAATAAATATCCAGAACAAAATGAACTGGAAGATGAGCTATTAAAAGCAAAATATAAAGTTGGAGATTTTGTTCAATGGAACTCTTCAGGTGGTACCGCAAGAGGTAAAGTAACAAGAGTAGTAACTAATGGTAAAATTAAAGTACCTAACTCTGATTTCACTATTACTGGTACAAAAGAAAATCCAGCAGTAGCTATTAGAGTTTACCAAAAGGATGGAAATTCTTGGAAACCATCCGATACCACAGTAGGACATAAAATGAACACACTGAGATCTTGGGCAACAAAAGTTGCCAAATCTTTAGGTGTAACCACAGGTTTGCTACAATCAGAAGTAGTAAAAATGGCAGTTGACTTAGAATCAGTTGCCTACCAACAAAATGAAGGAGGTGTTGAAGTGGCTGAAAATACAGAGGTCGTAGAGACCAATGAAGATATT